AAGCCATTCTGAGCAACCTTGCGTCTTCTGAACATAAGCTGCTCATTGTCCAAGCCGAACTTTTCTACCAGGTCATCTTCTTCTGGAGTTCGCTCAAAGTCTTCTTTGACCTTTTCCCGATAGCTTTCATCTGTGAACCACGGAATAAAGACTGGTATGTAACCATTTGAGCCATCAACAGCACCACGCCAAAGGTCATAGAAAATACCATTGACACCGTTTGCAGTAGACTCCACAAAAATCGCAGTACCGGGGGTGTTAGGCACTGCTTGTACTAGGCCGTTCCAGTTGTCTAGGGCTGTAGACTTTTGCCAGAACGCCAGTTCGGAAGCATGAACGTGGCTTAAAGTTTCTCCACGCCCTATGGACTCTCCCCCTGCTGTAGCAACAACAAAAGAGCTATCAAGAACATCGAAACTAATCTCCCTTCGTGAGCTGTATTTTGTGTGAGGCTTGAGTATCTCTGGGCAATGTTCGTGGAATCTCTTAGTCATATCAAAGAGCGCCCTGGTGGAATCGGCATGGTGTGTTATTACCATCGCCTTTCGTGCTGCTTTCTGACTTACTGAGTAGTAGAGGTATCCACCAGTGTAGGTACTAAGGCCCTGCTGCCTGGCTTTTAAAATGATAATACGAATCTTGCCTTCTGTAGCCAGTTGGCCTTCTACGGCTTCGTTAAGTATTGTCTGTGCAGAGTTTAGTTTTAGAGGGTGTATCTTGCCTTCTTTTGTTCTTATTTTGAGGGCAGACTTAGAATAGAAATCAAAATCAGTCAGCAGTCTTTTCCGAACTTCCTTCATCTGCTTGTTCATGTGGTTGCTCTTCTTCAGTTAACAATGATGCAAGGAAATCTTCTGCTCTAGAGATAGATACATCAGACTTTGAAGCAGGTTTACTTTTAGTAAAATCCAGGACTAGCCTGGCAGCTGCTAACCGCTCTCTCGACTGCCCATCTAGGCGCATGACTTCAACTGCAGTTGTGAGGGCTTCTTTCTGATATTCGTCTTCAATGTTGTATTTCTCTGACATAATTTTCACTACCTTTTTAGCGTCTTTTTTAGCTTGCTCTCTAATGGGTGCAATGGTCTGTGCTGTATGACCATCGGGGACCCCTAAAGGTCGACCAGGATTCTTACGAGGCTTAGTCGACCATTCTTTTCTGAGTGCCCGGCCTTCTGGCGTGGACATCAGTGTCGCAAAGTAACTATTTTTTGGAGCCTTTTGAGGCTGTACTTTTGGCTTTGGGGGTGACTTTTTTCTTGGGTTCATCCTTTTTAATCTCCTTGCTCAATACATCAACCAGTGCAGCTCTCGTATTCTTTTGACCGCTACAGAACATCTCCATCGGAATGTCAGTCAGCATCTCTTTAAAAACGTACTGCTTCTGCTCTTCTGTCAGGAGTTTTGATGATTTAACTAGGTCTACCTGGCTCAAAATGTTGACCAGGTCATATGCTCTCACTTTCATGATGTTTTCCTTTAGGCTGACAACATCCCAGGTTCTGGAGTCAGAATGCCTGGGTTCTCTTCTTCTTCTTCTTCACCGCCTATTATTCCTGCCATCAAGATAGCCATGATGGTCGCTAGTGGACTAGCGTATATTTTTATTGGAATATTACTTTCGTTGAAATGCTTCTGCATAAACTTGAAGGTGTTAGGCATATCCTTTTTCATAGCTTTAGGATTTATTAAGTAAAACATAACAGGGTCAACGGCAAACTCACCGTCACCTTTCATGTAACCTTGGTAATCAGGAAATGAATTTTGTGCGTCTAGTAGCGCCTGACCTTTTGAGCCTTGGGGATTTTCATCACGGAACATTTCATAAGTTTGCCCTAGATTAAGACGTATAGGTCTTCCTGCTAAGTCAGGTCGATTTGCGATAGAAACGATAGTGCCATCCTGCAGCTTGTCTATCTCAGCTTGTATCACAGGGTCACTACCATATTTACCACGCAGTTTTGCCCTAAGACTGTTTGCATAAACATTCCTTTTGACATTCTCTGCTTTTGGGTGCCTTCCTGATACTTTTCTATCGTACAGTAGCTCAGCTTCTTCATTACTCGCAGGGCGAGACTCTAAAGGGTGGGCACTTTCGTGGGCTGTTGTATACAGTAAGTCTGACTCTATACCATTCGCAAGTATCGCAATCTGACCACTGACACCGCCTTTGTTAGAACCATATAAACCGCGAGTGCCCTTAGTCACTGAGTATTTTTCCATGAACTCTTTTTGAGAATCAAAGATACCCACAGAGACATTGAGCATGTCTGCAAGCTGTTTGAAGTCTTCCATACTAGACAGACCGTTTTCAAACTTAGTACCTGGCTTACCAATGACCATCTGTACAGCACCCTTGGCATCCTCAAGTTTATCCTTGATTTGACCAACGGAAGGGGCAGTGAAGTCGAACGGTATCTGGGGAGACTCAGGCTGCGTTAAAGCGCCTGACCCTGGTACTGCGGAAAGGTTTACTTCTTGGTTTTCTTCTCGAACAGCTCCGCTAACTGTGAGATTGCTTTGACCATTTTCTTCTTGGACATTTTCTGTGCTACCTGGTCGAACTTGTCCTGTTCCAAGTTGGGTGCGCTGCCGAACCCTATCTGCTGCTGTGTCGAGGTCTTTTTCATTGTAACCTTCCTCCATTAATATCTTTTTAGTACTACTAGCGTAATCAGCTCTTAGCGACTTTAGCTGAACGCCAAGTTTACTATATAAGTCTTGCTCTGGGTACCAAATAAGAGCCTGGAAAGAAGCAGGAGGTACGTCTAGACCTGTCAGTTCATTAAACCTAGCGACAGCCATTTTAGTAATGTCTCTAAGTGCTTTTTTGTCTTTACCTGCCCCTGGTGTATCGATGGTTCCGTCAAGACCTTTTATCATTGTTTCTGAAGCCAACACTGCTTCACTTTTTTCTCTTGTGCCATCGTCATAGTCATCACGGTACTTTTTATAATCTTTTTCATGCTGACTTTTGATTTTTCTAGCTTCGGCAATAATTGCTTCTTCACTGATACGTTTGCGCCCGATAGCTAATTTGAGACGGTCGGAATGCTCTACAAACTTTGCAGGGTCATACTCCATAAGCTTGCCTCGCAATCTACCTATGGTTCTCATGAACCACATATCAATCGTTACTGGACTAAAATCACCACGCAAGTTTGTATAAAAACCGTTGCCAATCTTTGGGCCAAATAACTGTGAACCATAAACTTCAGTATCAATTAATTCTCCTGATACTTTTGCAACTCCCAAAACTTCTTGAAGAATCGGATTTAACTCTCTAACAGTAAACTTGGTTTCTAGGAAATCACGCATTTTTTCCATTGAGCCAAGCGCATTAAGGAGTGTGTTTGCTTTTTCAAGGTTTTTTAATACAGCTCCACCTTTTGCGCCATACTTTTTCTCAAGAAATTTACCAGTTTTAGCGTAGTGACTGTATACCTCTTCACCATATTTTAAATTTTCTGGGACTGCAAGATTTTGAGAAGTTATTGCTATAGATACTAGCAAGGCAGTTTTTGCTTGAGGGTCAGAGAGAAGCTCAGGGTGTTTAACGGACATCATCTCAATAGTTTTGTCTATGACAGTGTCGTACCATTCAAAATTTGGATTGTCAGAACTTTCCATTTCATGAATAGCTTCTCTTGCCATATCTTCTGCAATTGCCATTTGGTCTTGCTTGTTTTTAATATCTCTAGGTTTACCACCCATTCGTTCAAGAGCGCGTTTTTCTAAATACTTAGCTACTTGTTTTTTACCTTTCAGCTTTGGGGGAGTCTCGCTTCCGTCCATAAGTGCAATTACATTAGGGCTTGTATCAAAAGCTAGAACAGGACCATCTGTAAACGTTGGCTCCCTAGATTCATCGATTTCCATCGCATCATCTTGAGCTGCATCACGCTCTGCTTTAGCTCCCTGCTGTGCCATGACTCGCTGTAAGTATTGACCGAGGTATTTCTCTACAGTTGGACCAGGGACACCTTTTTCTTCTAGGCGCTTCTGCATTGTCTGAAGTCTACCTACTGGGTTGAGACCCAGGTCTAACTGCATTTCTTCTAAAGTAGATAACAAGTGAGCCTTGTGCTGCACTTCTATAGTTTTATCCTGGTTAACTGCCTCAGTAATACGAGCTGCTTCTGCACGATTGTTATCTATGCCGCGCTGATAGTTCTGTTCTTTCTGAGAGAGCTGCTGCTGAGATGCTTGGTCTACAACACCCTGGTTGCGAGCACGGTTACCCATGAGACCTTTGTAAACACTGTTACTGTCTACGAATCCATTGATTTTACGAATAAGAGCAAAGTCTACTTGACCACCAGTAGCTACACTTGTCTCATAAGCGTCTATCATGCGGAGAGTCGCAGGTAATGTAGAAGGGTTACGCTTCATGATTCTAAGAATCTGAGCAATACCGTTACGGTCCAAGGCTGTACCTAATTCAAAGATTCCCTGGGGAGACTCTGGGTTAGCAGGGTCATTTTTCTGTGCAGATTCAAGAGAGGCTTCTCTGTCTTCTTGTGCCATTTGTTCTTGGCGTAGACGAGCTTCTTCTGCAGCAGCTTCTTCGGCTTCCATGTTTGCAATGTTAGTCTCACGTAGACTTGTAGCATTAGAACCTGGGATGCCCTGGTTACCTGAGTTA